TAACACACAGGAGGACAGAGCATGGGTTTTTCTAACGAGAGGATGAGGACAGGGCAGCTGGTGAACTGGTTCCTGCTGGACGGCCTCGAGCTGACCCCGGCGGGATACCCTGTCACCCAGGCCCTGTCACTGCCCTTCGGGGTTGACCACCTGATCGGCTTCAACGAGCTTCTGACCTGCAAGCACCCGGAGAACGCAGGCGTGCACTTCTTCCTCGACGACTACCAGTTCGAGCGATTCTGGAGGATGCCGGAGCGGTACCTCTACGCCCTGGAGAAGTGCCCGCTGGTCATCGGCCCGGACTTCTCGCTTTACACCGACTTCCCCGCGCCCATCCAGCACTGGAACCACTACCGGAACCAGCTGCTGACCGCATGGCTTCAGCACAACGGTGTCTGCGCCATTCCCACCGCGAGCTGGTCGGACGAGGACAGCTTCCGCTGGTGCTTCGACGGCATCAGCAAGGGCGGCGCAGTGGCTGTGAGCACGGTGGGATGCCTGGTGCACAAGGACGCACTGCAAGGGCTCCTGCGCGGCGTGGCGGAGCTGATCCGGCAGACCGAGCCGGAGGAGCTGCTGGTCTACGGCAAAGTGCCGCAGGAGATGGCAGCGATGCTCCGGGAGCACAACATAGCCTGACAGGCATTCCCGCACAGCATGGCGGCCCGCGTCAGGGCCAGAGAGGAGGCGCAGTAATGGGCGGCAGAGGCAGCAGCATGAAAGGTTCCCAGGGCATGGGAGGCGGCGCAGGAGCGCCCGCAGCAGCCGCACAGGCAATGCCCACGATTCAGGCGGCACCGGCTGTTCAGGCAGCACCGGCAGTTCAAGCAGCGCCCCAGCAGGCAGGCCCGCCCACCGGTGCAAACGGCTTCGGCCACCTGACACCGCAGCAGGTCTCCGCGATGGAGAGCGCCGCACAGCGGCAGATGATGCGTGACCCGGCACTGGCAGCAGGCGTGACCGACTACATCAACCCGGTCATGCAGAGCAACGGCAAGGCGCTGAGCCAGAACGCCAACTGGGCAGCAGCCAACGGGCTGCCCCTGACCAAGCGGCAGCAGGCCATGATGGACGCAGTGGACAAGCTGGCAAAGCCCATCGGGCAGGAAACCACCCTGTACCGCGCCGACCACGACGATTTCCTGAAGCGCCTGAAGATCAACAACTACCAGAGCATGAGCGACAGCCAGCTGCGCAAGGCGCTGGTGGGCAAGACATGGACGAACGACTGTCTGGAGTCCACGGCCTACGACAGCCGGGACAACCCCTTCTGGCCGCAACCTGGCGGCAGGCGAAGCACTGGCAAGCATGGTCAGGGCGGCTCCGTTTCCGGCAACCGTGAGGTGCTGATCCGGTATCACACCGCCAAGAGCACCCGGGCGGCGTTCATCCAGCCCAGCCAGTCGGAAGCCGTTCTGGCCGTTGGCACACACCACAAAATCACCGGTGTCCGGTCTACCCGCACCGGGCCCTCGCACACCCTCGGCTCCGGCAAGCGCGTGATTGAACTGGAAATCGAAGTGTGGTAAAATTAAATTGGAGGTATCTCACTATGGCGAAAATTTCCGCACAGAAGTTGAAAGAGATCGAAGCCGCAGAGCAGAAGTTCCGGCCTCTTGACACCCCGAAAACGAGCCGCCCCTTCCCCAATCTGGGCATGGAGAAGCCCGCAGCCAAGAAGAAAGCCACCAAGGCGAAACCCAAGAAAAAGTAAGTCATAACGTTTTGTCCCCGCTTTTCATGTTACTCTTGACCGAGAAATTCACGGCCAAGGGAGGATTCACATGGGAGGCAGAGGCGGAAGCATGGGCGGCAGCCACGGCATGGGTGGAGGCGGCAGCGCAGGCGGTGCAGCAAAAGCACCGGCGCAGGCTGCACCCCAGACCCGCCAGCAGCAGCTGCTGACACAGATCAAGAGCAACCCGGCGGCCCTGATGCAGATGAGCGATCAGGATGCGCTGGATACGGTCAAAGCGATTGCTGCGCAGCCCATCGCAACGGATGGCACCCAGAATGACACCTTCTGTCAACGATGGTTGAATGCCACCGGACTGGCAAACGAGATGCCCGAGGTTCTGGATGATGTGGCTTTCGGCAAGGCCCGCCGCAAAGCAGGCGCAAACAAACTGTACCACAGCGATGCCCCCTATGACGGCAAGGCGACAACGGCAGTAAAAACCCTGCAGCAGCTTCAAACAGGCAAAACCGCATTTGCTTCTTTCGGCACCCACGGGAGCGGCACCTACCTCGACTATGACGCTGTTGGTAACGCCACTGTGTATGCAGGCACGCACGGCTCTCAGGTAAAGATGTTCCTGAATAGCCATGCGCGCATAGCCAAAGCCGCTGATCTAAAACAAGCCAGAATCAATTTCGAGACAAAGCACCCCAAGACGTACCAATACCTAATCAGCAACCATACAAATACGCAGTGGGGTAAAAGCGAATTGAAAACTATATGGCTGACAAGCTCCGGCTACAATGCGTACGATAACGGAGACTGGGGATACAAAGTCGCATACAGTCGAAAAGCCCTGACCATCTGTTCCACGATCAAGAGCAGACAACAGGTCGAGCGAAAGGGCACCAACTGGTGAGAACAAGGAGGACGACCATGGCAAATTACACCAACAACCAAGTAGAGGCATTCATCTCTACCCGAGAAGCAGAACTCCGGAAAAAGGCCAAGACCCCCGGTGAACTCCGGGACTGCCGCTCTGTTGCAGCCATGGAATGGGACGCTCACACCGGACGCATTGAAAAAAGTGATCTCCCCAAGGGCTGGAAAGACCCCTACGCCAAGCTGGACAAGGCCGCAAAGGCCAAGACCAAGACCACCAAGGCGAAAGCCAAAAAGTAA